CACCACCATACGCCAAGAACCGACACGAAACAATAAGAATACACTGTAACCGTCACGCAACTATTCACAACACATCTGCACGTACGTGCATCGAGGTATCAGACAAATCGAGGATGACGCCCAGACGGCTGAGTACAACAACGTTCTCCAGCAAGAGGCCGACCCCACTGCCGGCCACGGTATCCTGCGCGACACCGGCCTGATCACCATCGCCGCCACCACGATCGAAGATCTCGACGCCCACGTCGCAGCCCTCGAAAAAGCCGCCATCCAAGCAAACTGCGAAGCTCGACTCCTCGTCGGACAGCATGCCCAAGCCTTCACCACCTCGTCCCTATCCCCTATGGCGCCAAGTCTGACGCGTCTGGTTGCGACGACAGCCGAATAGCTCCGGTTGGCTGCTGCGAACGAGCGAGTTCCTGTGCGACCCGTCGCTTGGTATCTGAGTATGCATCAGACTCTGTTGTGAGGAGCCAGGATGCCGCACCTATGACTGGCCCGATAACGGCAAATGCCAAGGCGAATCCCGTCATGATCACGACTGCGCCTGCGCTCGCCGCCATGTGGACGAGCCAGGCACCAGCCGCATCAAGAAGGCTGTGCATCTGGAGTCTGCGCACAGCAACATATGCCAGCCCGAGAATCAAAGCGGTCACGACGGTAACAATCGCAGCAACCTGCACTTGTAAACGCAGCCACTCGGCCACCCACGCTATGGACGCGAGCTGAGCAGCGAACATGAGCAACACCCATGTCGTGACGGCTGCGCGCGAGTCTAAGAGGCCTCGGGCCTGAAGGTCAATAGGCCAGTCGTCACGTTTGGCGTTGAAGAATGGTTTGATCAGCATCGTCAGGACAGCCAATGCCGCAAGCGACACGAGTGTGCGGCTTGCTTCAACATGCGGCTCGGCAAATAACGGTGGGAGGCCGGACTCGAACCACCCCCCAATCCCCGAAGCCCCCATGGCGTGCATGGCGGCTGCAAGAACCTCACTGGGGCGTTGCTCGCGAACGCACGCGGCAATCGTCAGCACCCCAGCGGGGCATCCGACCAGTTGGTAGATCAGATCGCTGTTGCTCATCCAGTCCTTGATGAGCCCGGGCAGGGCTTTGACGGTTTCAATCAAGTCTTCTCCTATCTGCGCTATTCTCAGTCTGACGGCCACTGCTGGCGTATCCTGCGTGCAGCCGAGCGTACCTCCCTCGTAGACAGTCTGCCGATGATTAGAGAAAAATGTTGGGATGGCGGCGTTTGTTGATACGGTTGCTGATGTTGCTGAGGCCTATGAGGGGTTCTGCGGGTTGGCAGAAGGGACTCACACCTTCGAGGATCCGGCTGACACATATCCGGTGTTGGGAGATGTCTCGGGGCCGGTACGGCTGTTGCGGCAGGTTCTGGACCAGCTGTCTCGCGCTCATGCTGATCACCGTTCGATCGCGTTCACCGACGACCGCATTCCGGCGGTGGCGTTGGTGTTGGCGACGGCTGATAAGTTGCATCAGGCCGCCGAGGGGCTGGATGAGGTCGGGGATCGGGTGATGCGCACGCACGAAGCGTCGGGCCGGATCACGTGGTGTACCCACAGCAGCCCTGAGCCCGAGCGTTCGCGGCGGTGAGGTGTATGATCAGCGGCCGGCCGGGCAGCGAGGGTACGGACTGGTTCACACCCAAGGCGGATGGTGGAGCAGTGCCATCTTCGGTGATGCGATCGCTGTGGGTGGTGAGAAGGAGCACCTGCATGGTGCGGTGTTGGTATACCCAGTCGCTAGCGACGCAAGGCCCACCGCTATTCTGCTGCCCTCCTGCAGGCGGAGCTGGCCAGGGTCGAGCGGGAGGCGGCAAAGACGAAAGCGTTGGCGGATTATCAGGAGAGGAAAGCGACGACGTTTCTGTCGACAACGAGTGAGCCGGGGCCGGTGGCGTTGCGGACGCCGGGCTGGGTGCGGGTGCCGCGGCATCAGGATGCCTCGGCCACGTTGGAGGAAGCGTATCCGTTTATGGTCGAAGGCAGTCTCCGGTCGGATGGGATGTTCGTCGGCCAGGACCTGTATTCGGGTGGCAGTGTCTTCTACACCCCTTGGGTGCTCTGTACCCTCTGGATCATCACCGCCCCGAATCTGGTGCTGGCACGGATCGTCGGATCTGGGAAGTCATCGCTGGCGAAATCGCTCTATACGCGGTCGTTGCCGTTCGGACACCGCGTCTACTTATTTGGCGACCCCAAGGGTGAACACACGGCGATGGCCAAAGTGATGGGTGGGAAGGCGCTCGAGCTCGGCCACGGCCTCCACACTCGTCTGAACACGCTCGATGAAGGACACCGCACCGGCGGTTTTACCGACCAAGAGAGGGGTACCACCGTCACTTCCCTACGGCGTGACCTGATCGGCGCACTGGCCGAGACGGTGTCGGTGCGGGGGTTGACACCGTTGGAGCACACCGTGAACAACCTCGCCCTGACAGCGATGGCGACGGAGAACGAGGTGCCGATCCTGCCGATGGTTGTCGACCGCATCTCCACCCCCACCAGTGCCCCTTGGACTGCCTCAACGTCCGCACCACCGACGCCCGAGGACATGAGTCTCACGAAATCGAGATCGTCTTATCGAGCTTCAACAAGAACGACTCAAAGCGGCCTGGACCAGAGTCGAAGAAGCAGTCCGTCAACAAACTGCGCACAGGTCCACCCTCCGCGCACTCACCAATACTTCCTTACACTCAAAAGACTGCACGGAAGACGGCAAGAACAATCCTGTGCGCACTCCAAAGTCAACTGAATTCCAACCCCAAACAACGTTCAAAGGAGACCATGATGCCCACAGGTCCTAGCCACTACGTCATTCGTCGAGAAAACGGGCCGAGCTCACGCTGGGACGAACCTTGTCGTTGCATGATCGGCAGCGACCACAATCCCGATGGCGACACGATCAGTGAAATGGACTATGAGCGCTGAGACAGAGAAGAAGGCCGCAAGCGCGCAGACCCGAATTGCCCAGTGTGCAGCGGTGACGGTGCGTGCGCACTGTGCGAAGACGACGACTAGCACCCGGCATGGGCACACCGACTACGCCGAGTTTCGGAGACTGCCCCTACCGGTAATTCGTTGCAGGGCACGTACGTGGGAACAAAACACCCCGAGCTTCCAACGGAAGCCCGGGGTGGGGGTGGAGATGGGGGGAATTAGAGAAACGACCGCCCGACGATCCGCGAAACCATGCACGAAAGTCCGGTTTTGGCGACCTGCTGCCACTTTGCCCACGATTCCATACGTCCCATATGTCCCGTGTGGCCCGCGCGATATGCTGTGTGTGTACCCGTTTTGTACCCAGGCGCGTGGAGGGCAGACACGATGGGCAGACAGTCATTCGGGACCATCGATAAGCGCGGGACGGCCTCGAGGCCGCGCTATCGCGCGCGTTTCGACGATCCTACCTACACCGGCCCGGGGCGCGCGCCGCGCATCTCCGCGCCGCACACGTTTCCGACGAAGCGCGAGGCGGAGGTGTGGCTGGCCGCGCAGTGGTCGGCCATCGCCGCAGGGACGTGGGAGCATCCCGACGCTGTCGCGGCGCGAGAGGCTGAGCAGGCTCGTCAGCAGTCGCTCAGAGGGCTGACGGTCGCCGAGTGGGCAGCCGCATGGATCATCGACCTTGAGCGCACCGCAGCAGCGGGCACACTGCGCAAACGCAGGTCCGATCTGCGCCGCCATGTCCTCCCCTACCTCGGGGATACAGAGCTGACGGCGCTGACGCCAGCCTCCCTAGCGCAGTGGTGGGCCGACCTCAACGCGACGCCTGGTGCCCGAAAAAACGCCTACGAAACCATGCGCGCCCTCCTCAACGCAGCCGCCGCCGATGACCGCACCCTCCTGGAGTCCAGCCCGCTGCGAATCAAGGGCGGCGCGAGGGAGGCGCGCGTCATCTCAAAATTCCTCTACACGCCAGGCCAAGTCGCCGCGCTCGCGGACGCGATGGCCGAGCCATATCGCGCGCTGGTCATTCTGCTGGCCGACGCGGGCCTGCGGATTAATGAGGCGCTCGCGCTCACGCGCGCCTCACTCCTCGAGCGTGAGGATGGTGGCGTGAGCGTCCGGGTGGAGGCGTCGCTACATCGCGTGGGCAGGCATCTGGAGGCTGGGCCGACGAAGACCGCCGCGGGCGTGCGCACGGTCGCCCTCATGGCCTCGACCGCTAACACGATGCGTGCACATCTGCGTACCCACGTCGCGCCCGGCCCGCAGGCAATCCTGTTCCCGGCACTGCGCGGCTCGGGCTATGCGCGCGACACGGCGCTCACACGCCTGCTCACTGCCGCGCAGGACGCCGCAGGTATCGAGATACCAGACGGGCACTCCGGCGGCTGGCACGCACTACGCCACTACTCAGCCACCAGGTACGGGCAGGCGGGCGCCACGACGCGCGCCCTGATGACACGGTACGGATGGTCTGACCCAGACATGGCTGCGCGTTATCAGCGCTCTGATGAGGCCTACGAGCTGGAGATGATCGCGCGCATGGAGGCCCGCGCAGCCAGCGTGCAGTAGCGTCATGAACGGGCCATGAGGGTGATTTGCGAGAAACCGCGCTTGCGGGAATATGTACAGAAAGAGCAAACAAAGCTACCATGGCGCCATGGCAAAAAGGGCTAGGAAAGGAGAACAGCATGACTACAATGCCGATCCGGCGAGTCGTCGCAAGAAGCTAGTCCTAACGGGAGCGAGGTCAGTGCTCGACCTAACGGGAGACAGGAGCTATCGAGCGATGAGACAACAACTCCCGGAAGCGCAGCCCAGAACCCCCGCGCCTGTTGCTGCGCGACTCGGCGAGCACTCTCACGAGAGTGAAGATAGAGGAGCCGCAGAGGAAGAGGCAGCTCAGAAAATAGGTCAGCAAGTACTTGCGTGCGTCCAGGAGAACCGCCCGCATGTGCCAATTGTCTTGCCTGACCCGAAAGAGCTGGCCGACCTGCGCAGCGACGCACCGGAGATCTACGCCCTCTACGTGAAAGCGGTTGACACCCAGATCGAAGATGAGTCGTACACCAGGCGCGCTCCCTTCGAGATCCCAGACAGGTTCACGAGGCGAGGCCAGTACCTCGGCTTCGTGTCGGTACTAGCCTCGCTCGGAGTCGTCGCATATGCGATCCATACGGGCCATACGCTAATTGCTGGCATCATCGGAGCACTCAACCTCGTCGCGCTCGCAGCGGTGTTCATGGCCCCGGACCGCGCGAGCAAAGAAGGCGAGTAGCAGCAGAGAGATCACGGAGGCCCCGCAGTCAAACAGCTGCGGGGCCTCTGCCAACACAAACTCGCCCCACACGACACACCTCCCGCAAGCCACACGCGGGCGCTCGCGGGAGTTTTTAGTGCTGAGCGGGAGAAAATGTGTCAAAGTTGGGCTGTTTTGGTGCACTCAGGAGCGGAGTCGTATCTGGGCGCGACGACGCGCGCGCTGATGACTCGGTACGGGTGGTCAGATCCGGCAATGGCAGCGCGCTATCAGCACTCGGATGAAGACTTCGAGCGCGAGATAGTCGCAAGGATGGCCGAGCGCCAAGCGGCCTCCTTGAGGGGATGAAGAAGGGTATCGTCACGTGACGCAACATGTCTTTTTGAGGAATAATATTCCTCTTCGCTGCGGTTGGGAATAATATTCCCCAAAAAAACATGCTCAAGGTACCGCAGCAGCCTACAGTAGGACAGCTATCCCAGCCCCGCAGTCCTCGCATGGAGGGGTGCGGGGGCAAGCAGCGTTCCTCCCTCGCAGGATCGCTCCTACAGGGGGAATGGGTATTCGCTGCTGGCGAGGTCGACGCGCGAGAGGTTGGGGCCTTTGAAGGTGGGGATCCAGTATCCGGACGGCGCGGGATTCCATTGTGCAAGGACAGCGCGAAAACCAACGATGGCAGCGGCGATCCTGTAGGCGTTGCCGCCGATGCCTGCGAGTCCTAGCGGGACCTCGAGACCGATCCAGCTGACGCCGGCAGCGATGAGGGCTTGGCGCTCTTCACTGTTGATGAGCATGTGCTTGTCGCCGGTGAGGAGGGCGTCAATACTGAGGTGTCCGAGTTCGCTGATGAGTTCTGTGTCGGGGACGCCGGTGAGGTTGAGGTCTTTGACGTGGTCGAATCGCGTGCGTTTCCAGATGCGGCTGAGCGCAGCAGCTACTGGGTATGGCAGGTTTTCGTCGATGCAGACGCGACAGACGGGTGGACGGGGGCTCATGCTGCGGTGAGTTCCTCACCCGTCCGGAGCTTTTCGACTGAGCGAGCAAAGTCGGCGGCATCGCGCGCGGCAGCGGCGGTTACGCCGGGGTACCATTCCTCGACCTCGTCGGGTTCGACGTCTCCGTCGAGAAGCAGGTCTGCGACAACGTCGTAGGGGACCCTGGTGCCCTCGATCACCGGCCAGCCACCGAGGCGGTTTGGCGTGACGCTCAGGTGCTTGCGCGGGTGCTCGAAGTCTACGACCTGGTCGCCGTTGAAGCTGGTGAACGCTTCCGACAGTTGCTCGAAGGTGAATACTTCGAACTGTCCGGCAGCAAGCTTGGGGCTGAGAATGTCCAGGGCGTGGGTTTCGCCGGGGATGCCGATGTAGATCGTTGAGCCGTCTGTGCCGAACCGGATCTCAGACATGTGGTCGTAGGTCAGGGGTAGGCTGCGCAGGTTGCCGACTGCTTTCGTGATCTTCTGGTGGGAGATGCGGGCGCGCAGGAAGGCGAGCGAGCGGGCGAGAATGAGGTCCCTGAAAGAGTAGATGGGTGGGCGCTTTGGGCGAATCTCCGGTGTCAGCAAGTCAACGCCGGGTGAACGCCAGTTCCGCAGCTGTGACCGGGTCGCGCCCGTCAATCGAGCCGTGATCGCTTCGTTGAAACTCATGGACGCCCCTCTCCTTGCTGCCAGTGTAGACGCTCCAGGCGTTATCGGGAAGGACTTCACCAGTCCCCCAGCGCCAGTCCCCATTTCCCTACATGTCTGCGACTGGTTCTTCCTGCTCGTCATGCTGTTGGCCCTCGCTGTGCTCGTGACCTGGGCTGTCTGGAAGCTGCTCATCAAGTAGTGCGTCCGCCAAACCATATCTTCTTCGGGAAGAATATGCGCAGTTAGTTCTCACATGCCTCATATGCTCGCGTGTTCTGCGCGTGCTTCTTCGAGGCTGAGCCGATACTGCTCCGCTTCTGGTTCTTCGGTGAACTCGAGGAGGTTTCCGGCGATGTCCTTGAGGGCTTCTCGGACCTCTGCGGGGGTTGCGTAGAAGAACTCTCGCCGCGCGTTGATGCGGTTGACGCGTTTGGCTGCGAAGCGGTGGTGAAGCTCGGTTTCGACTCCCACTGCGTCGTCGGAGAAGAACAGGGCGTGGACATCGAAGTTGAATGGCACGGATGCGTCTCCGAGCTCGCGGACGCGGTCCATGGGGTCGAGGCGTCGTGTCATGCCGATCTTGACCATGCGTTCGCCGAAGGACCCGATGTTCGAGATGACGTAGACGTATCCGGCGCGGCTGTTGGCCTCCCGCTTCGCAACATCGTTGATGCCTTCTTCGATCTCGGCGAGCTGCTGGCGAAGTTTCTCGGCTTCGGTGCTGTTGCCCGCCTCCTCGACGGCTTTGAGGACATTGAGATAGTGCTGACGCTCTTTTTCGAGGCGTTCGCGTTCGGCCCGGAGCTCTTTCTCCGCGCGGGCTTGTTCGCGTAGTCGCGCACGCTCTTCGCGCTCGGCTTCTTTCTCCGCTTTCTTGGCGTTCTGGTACTGGAGCGTGAGTTCGAGTTCCTTGATGCGCAGCCGGTGGTAGTGGAAGTTGATCTGGAGGTTGATGAGCGCGCCAAGCTTGACTATTTGGTCCCGGGCCCTTTCAAGTCGGTTGCGTGCGACATTCCCGTTGCCGGCCTTGACGGTGAGGACGCAGTTCTCCGCCTCGGCGTTGTAGGCGCGGAGCATCATTTTCGCCATGTCGCGCACGAACCTGCGGCCCTTCGCCTTGGAGTTGTTGAATGTGAAGGTTTCGTTCGCGTCGACTGCGGCGCCTGTGCGGATCATTTCTTTGACCATGGCCCGGACCTCGTCGAGCTGTTCTTTGAGCGCGACCGACGAGGCGGCGGGGCTCTCGTAGTCGGTCCACCCGGCGTCGAGCATCTTGATGCCTTCGTCGTAGCGGATCCCGAGTGCGCGCAGCTGCTCTTTCTGCTCCTCGGTCTTCGCTTTGGCGCGCTCAAGTTGTGCCTCGCGCTTGTCAGCTTCCCTGTTGACATCGCTGAGGCGCTTCTCCGCGGCAGCTTGCTCCTGGGCGAGTTGCCTTGCGCGCTGCTCATGCTGCTGGTGGAGGCGCGCGATAGCAGCTTCCTGCTCTTGGCGCGTCTGCTCGACGAGTGCGCGCATTCTCGTGATCTCGCCGCCGCCCGCCCTTTCGATAAGGTCCGACAGCTCGGCGATGGTGCGTTGCGCGTCGTTGTACTGCTGTTCTCCAATCGCGAGTCTCCGCTGTAGCTCTGCGATTTGCTTACCGCCGAAAATGGGCACGGCTTCTTCGCCTCCTTATGAGTAATATGACCTGATTCACTGTATCAGCGAGGGGGTTGTGGGACAAGTACTCCCACATGCTGAGCACGAGCATCACCTCGCCGCGCCTGTCGTTGCCACGCCTCAACAACCCAGGTGGGCAGGTCGAGTTCCTCGGCAATGAGAGCCGGGGCTGGCCCAATAAGGCTTTCGGCGCGCGCATACTGGCCCGGGTCAATGAATCTCCTGGAGACGCGCTCGTCGATCATTCTCTCGACTCCGAGTAGCTGGGGGCCAGCATCGCCCCGTCTGACATGCTCGAGCTCGTGTGCGAGCGCCGCTGCGGCTGCTCGCTCTCCCAGGCTCATGTCAATCCAGATGGTCCCTGCCGCAGGATCCCAGCACCCATCCCGGCCCTCCAGGTGAGCGCTTTCGACACGCGCTCCCTCGCACATTGCCTCGTCGACGAGACGCGCGAAAGTGGGAGGAGTGACGTTTCTCTCATGCTTCATGAATGTAGAGTAAGGGTTGGTCTGCACGCCTGCATCCCACGCCCGGCATGACATGCGGAATCCCCCATTTCGCACATGGAAGTGCGTCAGGCCTGAGGCTCCTCACCCCAGTCGTCCGGGAGGTCCCCCCGATCACTCAGGCGTGCAGCCATGCGCTCCTGCTCCTCCGGACTGGGACCAAAGCGCGGTAAATCCCGCACCCCCACCCACTTGGTGCGATAACCCGCCGATGCGGCCGAGTCCGCAGGCTCAGATACGGCGCTCGCGGACGCAGCCTTCACCTCGCTGCGGCTTGACTCAGCAGTGATCCGACGCTCTACCTCGACTAAAAAGTCGGCCGCTGGACTTCCAAGAACAGATGCGATTGTGATGGCCTCGCCAATCGTCGGAGCGGGCGTGCCTCCGTTGAGGATTGTCTGGACCCTCTTGAGGGACATTTCGAGCCTGTCTGCAAGAGCTCGCCCAGAAAGCCCAGAGTCACTAAGCAGCTCACCGATGAGATCGACGACCACCCTGTCCGCCTCTGTCAGTGCCTTTGCTTTCCTTGCCATACGGTCAACTGTACCGAAGTGGCTCCATTTGGCGCAACCGTTTGACAATGATTCCATTTAGCGCCATACTCTCTCCCATGCGAACGAATCCAAATGGCCTCACTCTTGATCAGGCTCTCTCGAAGGCAGCCAAGGGAGCGCTCGCGCCCAGTCCGTTCACTGTTGCAGATGTTGCCGCCGCCCTCGGCGTCAGTCGAGCGGCACTCTCTCGCAAGCTCAATGCCAAGAGTGCCATGACAGCTGGAGAGTTCATGACGTTCGTTTCTGTCGTGGGAACCCCTGCGAAAGAGCTGATGCGCCGTGCTGAGGCGGAGCTGGGGGGTGAGTCCTCGTGACTCCGGGGTGGGTAACCCCGAAGGGGGCGGCGGACTACTTGCAGGTTTCTGAGTCCACGTTGTACGCGCTGCGCCGGGCCGGGGGCGGTCCACGGTACGCGAAGCGCGGGCAGCTGGTCAGGTACTCAATTGCAGATCTAGACGCATGGATGCGTCAGAACATGGAGGACTCTAATGAGGACGAATGAAGACTTGGTGGGCGGGCGCCCGTGTGCCGGGACACCCGCCCACCGGGAGAACACGATTAGCGGATCACTTGCCGGATTCCTTGACGGTCGTGTTCGGGTGGCCCTTGCCGTAAGTGGCCGTGACGTAACGTCCGGTCACGGCGCTTCGGTAAGTGCCCTTGGAGGACTTGCCGCCTCCGCTCTTCGAGCTTTTCGCCATGCCTGTCACCTCCTTTCATGCGAACTTAGACGCCCTCAAACGGGCGCTAATCGCATGGTACGGACCCGCATGGGCATCTGCGTCCACCCTGCTGTGGAGGAGGACATGGTCGGGGGTGACGCGGCATGAGCGAGCACGCGCAGCCTTGCAAAGTTCTGCACACCGATTATGCCCACGAAGAGTACGTGGAGAGCCAGCTCCTCGAAGCGGCATCCGTGCTGCAAGAGGCGGCGCTCATCCTAGGGTCGCATCACATTCGTTGCTGGTTCGACGAGGCGCGTCTCGCTCGAGCGCAGGGCGATTTGCTGCACATTCAGGTGCAGATACTGGCGAAGCTGCAGCGCCTGAACGCACGCGCGATCAATGACCTATATGCGTCTCAGGGGGAGGAACCCCGCAAGGAGGTGGAGTCATGAGCAATCCGAATGATGCGGTGGTGGAAGCCCTGAAAGACCTCGCTGACGAGATGCGCGAATGGGCCTACGCGGTGAGGGTGTCCGAGGCGTTGGAGTTGCCGGAGGAATACGACCAGTACATCACCGCAGCTCTGGCTGATCACGGCGTCGCTGTGGTGCGGACAGTCGTTGAGCGGCTTGCTCGGCTCGGTGCCTTTGAACGCGATGAGAGCTTGCACAGAGAGGCAGTAGAGGCAATGAAACGCCTCAGTGAGTTCGCGGATCTTATGGACAACGAATCGGAGAAAGGTCCGAGCCGCGCAGGGGGTGACGTGCGATGAGGAAGGAAGTCCCGGAGCCTGTCGCGTACCGGGTGCGCACGTTCGCTCGGCTGATTGAGGCGTCGGATTCGGGTGTGCGTGAGCTGATTGCCAGGGGAGAGCTCAGGGCGTGCAAGGTCGGGGGTCTGCTGCGGATTCCCGCGTCGGAGCTGGTGAAGTTCACCGGCGAAGAAGGCAAAGAAGTGCGCCCCAGCGGTTGCGACGCGGGGCGCGAGAGCAAGTAAGGAGATGCTCGTGAAGAAGGATAACATGTTCGGCCGGCGTTTGTGGCCGTGGAAGGCGCTGCTAGGAGGCGCATGCGTCTTCGCGTCGCTCGTGATCGCGTGCGGCATGCGTGGGCTCGACAACCCGGGCGGCTGGCCTGAGTGGTTGTTTTTCCCGGGAGTCGCGCTCGACGTCGTTGGCGGTGTCCTCGTCTACGCGGACTGGCGGGAGGGGCGGCTGTGAGCGCAACGATCATCGTGGGCGCCGCGTGGGCGCTCATCGTCGCGGTGGCGGTGCTGGCGTGGGTCATGGTTCGCGTCGCGTCGCGTGCGGCGACCCTCGAGGATATCGCGGCTCGCATGGCGAAGGACGCGGGTAAGGCGCGCACGCGGGGCACGACGCTGTTGCAGCGCACGGCTGATTTCTCGTACTACGACCACGCAGGGGATGACTCGCTCCCCCACATCATGTGCCTCGCGATGCAGGACGTGATTTTCGAGGCCGAGGTCAACGGGTGCCTCGCGGTCGATACGCCGCACGTGTTCGTCGATCTGGATCGGAAGAAGATCCGCGTCGTCCTCGAGGTGCTGCGCGTCGCGTCGCTGCCGGTGGGGGTCGAGTGATGATCGGCGACTCGACGTGTACGGCGCCGCTGCCGCTCCGACTCGAAGCGACCGATGAGCGCCCATGCCATGACGAGGCTGCGCGGGAGATCGTGCGGCAGGCCAGGAAACGGGCGCTCGCCTACCCCACCGAAGCGCACGACTCGAGGAAACGCGCGACGCGCGGACTGACCTATTACCCCTCAAGACGCAAGACACACAAGGAGATAGAAGCATGAGGTTTGAGAAGAAGATCACCGTCGAGCTGAACCAGGTCGACGCGGCGATTACCGCAGTCCTGCTCGCCGAGCGCGCCGACCGTGAGGCCCTCAAGGCGCTGCTCGCAGACGAGAAGGCAGAGGTAGGCGGGACCACCAACAAAGTCGCCCGAGTACTCGCGGACTCCTACATCAAGGTAGGGAACGCTCTGGCGTTCGCGATCATGGACGAGAAGAAGAACCGGGGGTTGGAGAGCGCCGGATCGCTCGTCCGGGGCACCGCGCTAATGGCCGATGCTGTTCGGGCAGCTGATGAGGTCGTCGACGCGATGGAGGCTGACAAATGAAGGTCGCTCAGGTCGCCGTCTATCTGGACAGTGTGCAAATGAAGCAGATCAGAGATGACGCGGAGGAAGCGGTGCTCTCGCTCGACGATGACCTTGAGGTTACGACGCAGATCTCCGACCTGACCGCGCGCCGCCTCGCGCGCGAGGCACTTGACGCAAGGCGCAGCGTTTACATGGAGATCGTCGACAAGATGCAGGAGAAGTTCGACTGTGGCGTGTACGAGCTGATGGAGAGCTCCTCAGACTGCTCATCGCCGAGCGCGGCCGTCGATGAGGCCACCCGCCGCCAATAACGAGGCGGGGCAGGTGCCAAGACCGCGCAGCCCGACCAGCAGACACCCGGGTGCAAGTCCCGGGCGGGCGCGAGGCCCGCGCAACGACAGCGCGGGGCAAGAACCCCTAGAGAAGGACTACCAATGACCACCATCACCGAGATCGAGGACAGGCTCAACGCAGTCGCATTCTCAGGACGAAGCTACGCCGGCTCAACCCGAGAAGAAGTCACAGCAGCGTACAACGCCGCCGTCGCGAACTTCGAGGCCAACGCGGCCGTCGATATCGCATACCTCATCGCCCGAGTGCACGAGCTGCAGGCGGCAATATCCACTGCGGCAGCGGACCTCTTGGACGCCGCAGGCGATATCGCTGGAAATTACGCGGCGAACGACGAGGAAGCCCAGGAAATCAGAGTCTTGGTCGGTTCCCCCGTCAACAAGCTCGTCGCCGTCGCGCAGGCCGAGGAGGAGACCAAATGATCGCCGTGAAGCGGATCCGCAAGGCCCCGGCACGCGTCACGCACTGCCCGGTCTGCCGCGCGCGCATCGCGCCCCAGGGGGCGAACGTGCGCGTCGTCGTCGACGCCGAAAGCGAGGCGACCGCAATCAGCGCGATTACGCATGCACCGTGCGCGCGCACGGTCATCGAGTTCACCCGCAAGCGCGGGTACACGCCGGCTGACCTGTCCGAGGTCATGGCATGACGACCATCGGATCATTGTTCACTGGCTACGGCGGCTTGGAAATGGGCGCAGCTATGGCGATCGATCCGGATGCTCGCGTGGCGTGGACGAGCGACGTGGGTCCGGGGCCTCGCCGCCTCGCTGAAGTGAGGTGGCCGGGTGTCCCGAATCTCGGGGACATCACGAAGGTCGACTGGACCCAGGTCGAGCCGGTTGATGTCATCTGTGGTGGCTCGCCGTGCCAGGATTTGAGCACGGCTGGGCGCCGCGCAGGGATGAGTGAGGGTACCCGGTCAGCCCTGTGGGAGTCGATGCTCAACGCAGTTGATGAGATCAGGCCTGGCCTTGTGGTCTGGGAGAACGTGGAAGGGGCTTTGCATGCGTCAGGCGATCGCTCGGTGGGACGGGCAGAGGAAGTGTTGGGTACTGGATCAGCTGAACCTGTTATCCGGGCAGCCGGACGTGTGGCAGGAGATTTGGCCGGAATCGGGTATGACGCTGTCTGGCGTGTTGTACCCGCTGCCTCCGTTGGGGCACCGCACAGGCGCGCTCGATTGTTCATTATTGCCTACCCCGCAGGCCAACCTTGGCTCGTGCGGGGGCGCGCAGACGCCGGAAAAACGCCGTTCGGGAGGGCACTCAGTTTCGCTCGCAGACGTCGTCGAGCACCTGCACGAGAGCTGATGCCTACCCCGCAGGCGACGACCGCGACGTACTCGAGCGCCGGATATGGCGCAAACCTGCACGAGGTGGTGTCCTCGCAGTGCGGGTTCGGGGAGTACTCGGAGGCGATCGCCAGGTGGGAGTGGGTGCTCGGGCGCCCGGCGCCTACGCCGGCAGAGATGCCGCTGAGGGGGACGAAGCCGCGGCTGTCCGCAGCGTTCGTCGAGTGGATGATGGGGCTCCACGCCGGTCACGTGACGGGAGGGGACCTCGCTCTCACGCGTGAGCAGACGCTGCGTCTCCTTGGTAACGGCGTTGTCCCGTTGCAGGCGGCAGTGGCCGTTTATCAGCTGCTACTCGCTGTGGAGGTGATGCACGCATGACGGATCCGGCCTGGACATCGAGGACGCTCCATATCACCCGGGGGCACCTGCTCACGGCCAATGACAAGTTCCACTGGGCGAGGCGGGCATCGCTCACGAAGCAATGGCGCCGGTGGGCGTGCCTGCTGGGTCGTGAAGGCGAGGGCGTTGCCAACCTTGGGCTGCAGCATGCGCGCGTCGTGGTCGAGTTTGCGTATCCGGACAACCGTCGCCGCGATCGCCATAATCTCGCGCCGACTGTGAAGGCCGTCATGGACGGTCTCATCGATGCGGGGCTGTTGCCTGATGACGCGGATCGGTTCCTGGACGGGCCGCACACGGTCATTGCCGACCGCCTCGCTGAGAAGCGTCTCGGCCTCCCCATGTATGAGCTTCGCGTCCTTGTGTACGCGGACACGGACAATGAACAGGGTAAGTGATGGCTGGCGAAACTGTTATCACGGTGGTCGGTAACCTGACCGCCGATCCCGAGCTGCGTTGGACGCAGTCCGGTGCAGCGGTCGCCGACTTCACGGTGGCCTCCACCCCCCGAACCTACGATCGCAACGCCGGCGAATGGCGCGAGCTGCTCGCGGAGCGGGCGGAGGCGTCCTGATGGAGCGTTACTGCCCGGATTGCGGTGTGGTCTTGGAGGCGGGGCATGCGCGGTGTAGGTCGTGTTTCCTGCTGTTTGAGGCCCGCCATCAGAGGTTGACCGAGCGTTCCTGGATGGAGCGCAACTACCCGGAGTTCAGGCCACATGACTTGTTCCCCGAGGACATGGATGTCTCATCGACAGGAGAGGAGATCGCACGATGAGTGAGACGCAGTCAGGATCCGATCATCATGTGTTCGACACCAGAGGAGATGAGGTTGCCTGCGACATCTGTCGCGATGACGGGGGCCCAGGTCTTGAGAACGGTGAGGCAATTCGCGAGGACCCCATCTCGCTTCTCTTGGTCCGCGATACTCGTTCCGAGAGTGAGTGCCGTACCAGCCGCTTGCGTGCTCAGTGCGCGAAGCGCAACGACGTCTATGTCTTCTCCGTTGAGGAGATCAAGGCAGCGTGCGACCAGGTATCGCAGGTAGCCGAGAGCATGCTCGGGCAGACCGGAGGCTTGCCCGGTGATGTAGTCCTGCATCTTCTCAAGGGCATCTTGGAGGGCACCGCGAGCCTCCGGGGTGAGGGGCTCGGGCAGGAGGCCCCGGCTGGCAACGTCCTTACCGATGTAGCGGAGCATGGAGACGTCACGAGGATTGAAGGCGACGTGAGTGTCGTCCCAGTTGCTGGTGCGTTGTAGGAGCGTCTTGTGGATCTCGTCAAGAAGTTCGAGCGCAGCATCGTCGGCACCGCTCGCCCGCGCGAGTTCTTTGGCTTCGAAGAGGGACTGCATGACTCGGGCGTGAAACTCAAACCACGCATCTTCTCCTGCGAGAGATGCGAGTGCCCCAACGTACCGCTTGTCTTCGTTGGTGATTGCTTCGAGGTGCGAGGCGAGGTCTTCAAAGGGGTTGTTGCTCATGTGACGAATCGTAGCCCGCCCGATCGGGCGAGAGCGTGTGTTTGGCGAATGTCGAGTATGTGAAGGGAGGTGCACTGATGGCGTGGGTGCGGGTCGGTGACGAGGCGCTCAGTCACCCCAAACTTATGGGGATGTATGACGTTGAGGGTGCGGAGGACATCTCAGTCATGGAGATGTTCGGCTTCCTCATGGCGCTTGCGACGTACTCGGCCAAGCACCTGACAGACGGGATTATTGAGCGCGGCGCGTGCTTCCGCGACGGTGAGCGCTCGCGGAGCGCGCACCTGATCGATGTAGCGGTCAGGGCTGGCTTGCTCACGTGGGTAGAAGTGGCCGGGAAGCGGAAGCTCCACCTGTTCACGGACGAGGAGTTCATTCACGTCCAGCCGCGTGAGGAGGTCATGCGCCGCCGAGCCAGGTCCCGGGAAAACCGGGACAAGGACAAGAAGGCCGCTGTGATTTTCCGCGACGGCGACCAGTGTCGCTATTGCGGCAAGATCGTGAGGTGGACCGGCCCCATCGGTTTCAACTTTGGGACCCTCGACCATGTGGATCCGGACTCGCTGGGGGACGCCCCAGTCGAAGGACTCGTGGTCGCCTGTAACGAATGCAACTCTTCGCGTGGTCATGCGCGCGAAGCGTTCGACGCGGCCTCACCGCTGCGTCCTGTCCCGTCCTCCCCGTACTACGGGGAATGGTCGGCCGAGTTCCTCGCCCGTTACGGGTATGAGGCTGCGCCGTCCGTGGATCCGGGGACGCCTGTTGACCCCGCCTCAGAGACGCCCGCGCAGGACGTTCTCCCGGGCCGAGGGACCAGCGCCCCTGTTGAGCCCGGGCGCAGCCCGCGCACCGCCAGCGGAGCGGTTGTGAGTGACCCCGGCACGTCCATGCGGCGTGCGTCCGAGGGTAGCCTCCAGCCCCCGCAGGCGGTTGTGAGTGACCCCGGCACGTCTATGCGGCGTGCGTCCGAGGGTCCCCGTATTCGACCATGTTCGGACTCAAGTTCGACCTCGAAGGGTATCAGCGCGAATACTCTCGGGACGGGACGGGCCGGGCCGGGTCAGGTCGGGACGGGTCAGGCCGGGAACCCGCGCGCTCCTCAGCAGCAGACGAGCAACAGACGGAACCGTAGAAGGAGAAGAAGGTGACAGACGAGCACGAACAGGTGCTGGATAGGCTTGAGGATTCGATAGGTGCACTGGTAGCGCAGAGGCACGGGTCTGGGAGATTGGTCGGGGCGTGGGAGATCATGATTGAGACGATTGATCCGTCGCGTCCGGACGTGACGGCCTGGATGACCGATGGTCGGGGCTCGATGCTAGCTCGGCGCGGCCTCATCGAGGTGTGCCGCGATCAGTACCGGGATGACATCGAGGATGCGAGCGATGACTAGGACAATGATCGATCAGGTCTGCCCGGTGACGGGCGAGAGGCTCTTGCCGGGTGAGTACCTGTCGCGTGGTGGGGCGGCTCGGCTTCGGGTCGCGACGCGGGGGTTGCCGGGGTTGATGGCTGATCTGGAGTATGTTGCGTCGAGGAAGTCGGGGCCGGGTGATGTCGGCCCGGCGGCGGGGGCTGCGTCGTCGTCGCCGCCGATTCGGTTGGCGCTCATGTTGGAGGTCGACGAGATGGCCGACGCGATCCAGGTGTGGGCTGATGAGTTGATCCGGCATGTGATGGGTGCCAAGTATGGTGTGCGTGCCCGGGATTGGTCGATGGTTGCCCGGGTCTTCGAGGCGCACGAGGATCGCGTGCGGCGTTGGCCGTTGGCGGCTCAGTGTGCCGACGAGGTCTTGTACTCCGTGCGGCGTCTGGAGCATTTGGCTGCGCCGGCGCACGCTCGTCTTTCTTTCGTGGGTAAGTGCCCGGTGTGCGACGCTGACTTGCTCGCCAGGGATGGTGCTGAGGAGGTGCGGTGCCGCGAGTGCGGGACCTGGGTCGGGTGTAGGGCGGCGACGGTGCTGATGCTGGCGGCGGCTCGGCGTTTGGAGTTGCCTCGGCCTCGGGCGACCCGGGTTGCGGAGATCATCGTTGGGCGCCAGATCGCGGACTCGACGGTTCGCGCTTGGTGTGCGCGTGGTCGGCTTGCTCCGGTGCCGGGGCTGTTGGGGGTGCGTCGGTATCGGGTGGGGGATATCGTCGAGCTCGCCTCGTGAGTCACACGCCCCCTGGGGGTGTCTGCGGGCACCCCCAGGGGGCGTTTGTGTCCCTGGGGGGCTTGGGAGACACCCCGGGGGGTGTTTGTGCCCGGTGGGGTGCAACGGTGTATTCTTCTAGTGTGGCCTTCCGCGTAAGTGGGGGCCTTTCGTTTTTCCGGCGAGGGGGTGGCGCGCATGGTGTCATCCAGGACGGGCACGAGCCAGTACAAGCACTGGCGCACGCGCGTGCTCGCGGCCGGCCGTGCAGCTGGTGTCACGCATTGCCCGGTTTGCAACGTGGTTCTCGATTATGTGAACACGCTGACGCCTGCGTCGGCCGAACCTGATCACATCCTTCCGCATCGTTGGGGCGGGAAAAACGTCCTCGAGAACGGCCGCGTGCTGTGCCGTCGTTGCAATCAGTCGCGTGGCGATCGCGTGAATGTTCCGAGGCGGGCTGCCCGCCCGACATCAGTGGATGTTGACTGGTAGAAACAGCGACTTTTCGTTGTGTTTCTGCCGTTTGAGGGGGCACCTCCCCCTCCCTCCCCCACCGTGAGCCCCCACAGAGGTATAGCGCCATACCCCCCCGCTTTCAGGCGGGTTGAGCTGGAAAAACGCTGACCGACCGGGTTCGTTTGGCACGCGGCTACTGTGGGCGCGTGGTGGGGGTCTGGCGCTCGCGGTAGGCGTTTTTCATTGATATTGAGGGGTTTGGGGGTGGTTGGGGTGGCGAAGAAGAAGGCGGATGCGAAGAAGACGGATGCGTTCGATGAGCTGGATGCCAGGAAGAAGCTGCTTGATCTGACCCTCGCGTCGCTCGAGTACGCGGAGTTCGACAAACGGGCGCCCCTGATTCGTGAGGCGCGCGCGTTGATTTCGGAGATATCGGGCACCTCGGGGGCCGCGGTCCCGGAGGCGGTGAAGGGCAAGGGGGGCCAGGTTGTCGACTTCCAGCAGCGATTGGCGAAACATCGAGCAGGCTCCCAGGCTGCGGGTCGCCGTTGAGCGCCGCGCCAAGTCCTTCGGTGAGCTGGCGGGTGAGTTCGCGTCGACGTTCGGGCTGACGCCCGACGCCTGGCAGCAGCTCGTCCTCGACGACTGGCTCGCAGCCTCCGCGAAAGACGAGTGGAAGAACCCCGTCGCCGGGCTGTCCGTGCCTCGACAGAACGGCAAAAATGCCTTGCTCGAGATGCGCGAGCTCTTCGGCATGGTCCTGCTCGGCGAAACCGTGATCCACTCGGCGCACGAGGTCAAGTCGGCGCAGGCGCACTACAGAAGGTTCAAGGAGTTTTTCGGGAAGAAGGCCGACGACGAGGCCGCTCGCTACCCGGAGCTGAACGCGATGGTCGAGCAGGTCCGCAACGTCAACGGGCAGGAAGCGATCATCCTCAAGAATGACCCGTCGCGGGGCTGGCACGGCGGCTCCCTGCGCGTCATCGCCCGCTCCAAGTCCTCCGGGCGCGGCTTCACCGCTGACCTGATCGTCCTCGACGAGGCTCAAGAACTCACCGAGGATGCTCTCGAAGCAATCACGTCGACCGGCTCGGCCGGCCACCTCGGCAACTCCCAAGTGCTGTACACAGGAACGCCACCAGGCCCGAACGCCAACGGCCAGGTGTTCGAGCGCATCCGAGACCAGGCGCTATCCGAGCATCCCGGCGCGATGTGCTGGCACGAATGGAGCGCGGACCCGGATAAGCCGCTACGCATGGACGACGTCAAAACGTGGGAGGCAACGAACCCCGCGCTGCTCGCGGGACGCATGAAGCGCGCGTTCATCGAGCTGGAGCGCAAGACGCTCTCGGATGAGGGATTCGCGCGCGAACGTCTCGGCATGTGGCCGGCGAACGCAGGCGCGTCGAGGGCGATCGACCCGACCACATGGGATGCCACCACGGCAGACGCGCCGGCAGACGGCATACGCTCGTTCGCCGTCGCGTTCAGCGCGGACGGCAAGCGTCAGGCGCTCGCGGGCGCACTGAAAACGGGCACCGGCCCGGCCACGCGCTTCCACGTCAACGCGATCGACACCTTCAGCGGGTCAACGGACGAGGGCGTGAAGGCCGTCGCCGACTGGCTCGCCGCCCGCAAGGACCGCACCGCGCAGATCAACCTCGTCGGAGGCTCCGGCGCATCCGCGCTCGCGGACGCTCTCCAGGTGCGGGGCGTGCCCGCCAGGATCGTGCACATCATGACGACCCGCGAGTACCTCGAGTCGTGCTCGCTGTTCTTCGAGGGTTTGCGCGACGGCCGGATCACGCACCCGGTGGGCGATCCGCAGGACGCGCTCAACACGGCGGTGGCCGTGTGCGACAGGAAGATCCGCGCCCGCGACGGCGCGTGGGGATGGGAAGCCTCAATCCCCGATGGTGATGAGACTCCGCTGGAGGCCGCCTCGGCGGCCGTCCTGGCGGCTAAGACAACCCGGCGCAGGCCGGGCAAGAAAGCGAGGGCACTGTGAGCGCCAAGAAGTTCATGCTGGCCACCCCGGTGATGTTCTCGGCTCCGGCAGTGCCGGGGCTAACGCCCGCAGAGCAGGCCGCGCTCGCTCAGCTCGTCGAGCTGTGGCGCGTCAAGCAGCCGCGCAACCGGCTGCGCCAGGCATACCTCGACGGCATCGTCCGCCCCGACAACCTGAACATCTCGGTGCCTGACGAGATGGTCGACCAGCTCGGCGCCGTCATCGGATGGCCCCGCAAAGTCGTGTTCGGCCTCTCGGACCTGCTGATCTGGGACGGCGTCACCGCGGCGAACGGACAGGACAACCCGTTCGAGATCGACGATCTACTCGCCGCGACCAGCTTCGAGCTGGAGATCGCGCAGACCATCCCGTCCTCGCTCACGCACTCGGTAGCGTTCCTCACCCTGCGCAAGGGCGTCGAGGCTGCAGGCGAGCCTCCCGTGATCATTCAGGGCCACTCAGCGGACTGGGCTGCGGGGCTCTGGGACCGCGTGCGACGTCGCCTGTCCTACGGACTGACGATCGACGACATCGACGACGCCGGACGGCCGACGCGCTTCACCCTGTACACGGTTGACTCCACGTACATCGTCGAGCAGAACGCGGCGTCGGCCTGGCAGATCGTGCACGCTGAGCTGCACGGCATGGGCGCGGCCATGATGGAGGCACTGCCCTTCGAGCCGTCCCTCGACCGTCCTCTCGGGCGCTCGCGGATCTCCCGCGACGTCATGAGTATCACGCAGCGGGCGATGCGCACCGTATTGAGGGAGGAATTGGCGACGGAGCTGTTCACCGCTCCGGGGATCCTGCTGTCGGGCGTCGACCCGGATCTGATCGCCGATCTGCGCTCGTGGGACTGGAAGCTCGGCACGATCAAGACGATCTCGTCCGGCGAGGAGCCGGAGGGGCCGAAGGTGACGGTCCTGCCGCAGCAGTCGAGCCAGCCGTTTACGGAGCAGATGCGTGCGCTGGCGACCGAGCTGTCGGGGGTCTCCTCCCTGCCAGTATCCTCGCTCGGTGTCATCCAGGACAATCCGTCCTCGGCGGAGGCCCTGTATGCGGCGAAGGAAGAGCTGGTCATCAAGGCGAAGAATGCACAGCGCGTGTTCGACGCGGCCCTGACGCGCGTCTACGCGCACGCGGTGATGATGCGCGACGGCCTTGACGAGATGACGTCGGAGCTGCGGTCCTTGGCGACGCGCTGGGGCGACCCCGCACATCCATCGATTGTCTCGCAGTCGGATGCGATCGTGAAGCAGATCAGCGCGATGCCGTGGCTCGCGCAGTCCTCGGTAGTCCTCGAAGAGCTCGGGTACTCGGGGTCGCAAATCGCGCGCCTGATGTCGGACAAGCGCCGAGCGGAGGCATCCGGTCTCCTGGACCGCCTGTCCGCGCAGGACACCGCCGATACGGTGTCGCCGTCGCTGCCTGTTGAGCAGGCTGCGCCCACGTCGACGGGGGGGCTTGACATGTCGCGCGCGAAGGAAGCGTTCGACGCGCTCGGCGTTGCCGTGCGTGCGGGCGTCGATCCGCAGAGCGCTCTCGACGTGCTCGGCATGCCCGGCGTCAAGCTGACGGGCGCTGTACCCGTCTCGCTGCGACTGCCGGAAGCTGCGACGTCGACGCTCGAAGAGAAGTAATCAAGGAAGGGCGGCAGCGTGCATATCCAGGACGTGCAGCAGCTCGCGCGGACGCAGAACCGTGCGGGCGACGTCGCTGAGCGCCGGATAAAGGGGCTGTGGAAGAAGCTCCCCGTCGATGACGTCAACACGCTTGAGGATGCCCTGTATCAGCTGTATCCGCGCCTCGTGGAAGAGTCTGCCGAAGCGGCGGCGACGGCGGCACTCGAGTGGTACGAGAAGCAGCGCGAGCTCGGGGGAGTTGCGAGGGCGTATTCGCCGGCGATGCCGACGACCCTCGTCGATGAGAACGAAGCGGCGAAGATCGTCGGAGCGGCAATCCGGGATCTGCGGGAGGGCGCCGGCCGCGCGAGGGTGCTCGCGCGCCTAAGTGACGGCGCTCGCAAGCTCATCTCTGACGCCGGCCGGGCGACCACGCAGCACGCGGCCGAGCGCGACCCGAAAAAGCCACGATACGCTCGAGTGCCCACCGGAGCGGAGACGTGCGCCTGGTGCATGCTCTGGGCCTCCCGGGGCTTCGTCTACAAGAGCGAGGAAACCGCACAGTTCAAGAAGTCGCATTTCAAGTGCGACTGCCAGATTGTCCCCTCGTGGGACCGTCACCCGCACATTCGGGGCTACAACCCCAAGCAGTACGAGCGAATGTACCAGCAGGCGGTCGACGACCTCGCTGATGAAGGCACAGGCACAGACGACATCAAGAAGATCACCGCGCGTATGCGCGAGCTGTTCCCCGACCAGCTCACCGACGGGCGCGCTCCCCAACGGGTCTCCAACGACGGTACTCTCCAACGTAGCGTGATTGACCGAGACCGGAGCCGGGCGCTCGCCACTCTCCGGGAGCGTGGCCTCACGCCAGGAGTTACGCGGAGACTCCCGCCGCGCGAGATGACACAGGCGCCGAAGGACTGGCCGGATGGTCTGCCGCCACTGCGCGCGAAAGAGTGGCGGCACACCCTCTACGGGCTAGGCCATTCAGGCGGGCACCTATCGGGGTATGGGTGGCGGTTCGGGAGGACCGAATTTCCAGCTGATTGGACGGCCGATGACATTTTGCAGGCGGGTGCTCAAGTGCTGCGCGAACAGGGCGTCCGAGAGGGCGTCAACGTCGCGTCTGCCACTGGGCGAGTCAACGGGGTCACAATTCGAGTCGCGTATCGAAACGACGCGAAAGGATATCGCGTAAAGACAATCGTTCCGCTTGAAAGGTAGGTACAATACGCCTATGGACACCGACGCGGTATCACAGTTCGTGCGCGACGCGATCGCAGCGCTTGATGCGCTGGGTGCGCGCGACGAAGCAGAGTATCTGCGCACGATGCTCGAATACGACGGCCCGGACGTCGACGGAGCGGTCTCTTCGCTCGTCAAGTACGGCGCCGTCACTGTTGCCTGGGTTGATCGGCTCGCATCGATCAACGATGCCGAGGGCGGCCTCTTCGATGAGGAACTCGCAGAACTACGCGAGGGCATCTCCACAACCGAGGCCCCAGCAGCGTAACCCAACACCACCAATCTCCCCCGTACCGAACACGGTGCGGGGTTTTGTTATGCCCACTTCCGCAATGGCAGTGGGTTTCACACTCTCTCCGCATGGAAGGACACCAATGAACACCAACACCGTCAAGGCCACCGAAACCGAAACGGACGCTGTGCCCAACGCGAAGGCGCAGGACACCACCTCCACCACAACCACCACGGATCAGACACCCGACGCTCAGCCCTCGCAGGAGGACACAAGCACTCAGGGTGAGGACTGGAAGACCCACGCGCGCACGTGGGAACGCCGAGCGAAGGCCGACCGAAAGCAGATCGAAGCCCTCACCGAAGCAATCAACGGCAAGGACACCACCATCGACGACCTGCGATCCAAAGTCGCGGCCCTCGAGCAACAGGCCCAGCGCGCAGAGCTCATCGCAGCTGCAGCCTCCGAGTACGGGGTGCCCGCCGATCTTCTCCACGGTGCCACCGAGGAAGAGATCGCACAGTCCGCCAAGCGCCTGGCCACGTGGCGAGAAGAAACCGCTCCGACGGCTCCAGCTGTCCCAGCGCTCGCGGATTCGGGTGCCGGGGTGTTCCCCCCGCGCGCTTCGTCGGTGTCTCTGGACGAGCAGATCGCGGCAGCTCAGGCTGCTGGCGATTTCAAGACGTCCGCTGCTCTGAAAGCGGTCAAGCTCGCAAACCTGACCGCCTGACACTCCCTCGCTTTCATTTGATAGGAGAATGATCTATGCCTGGCATTACTGAAATGGCCACAACCTACACCTGCCCGAACTACGTCGGCGAACTGTTCCTCGCCTCGCCGAAGGACACGCCGCTTCTGTCCGCGATTGGCGGGCTGACGGGCGGCATCTCTGTCGGGTCGACAACGTTCGGCTGGCAGGGCTACGACCTGCGCGACGCTGACGCGACACGCCAGCGCGTTGAGGGCGCGGATGCCACGGTTCTCGACGCTCGCGTGAAGTTCAAGGTCGAGAACGTACTCGAAATCCACCAGGAGGCGGTATCTGTCTCCTACACGAAGATGGGCGCGGTGAACCAGTACGGCGCGTCAGGCTCGGCCATTCAGTTCGGGTCTGTCAGCCTCTCCGCTGACGCGCTCGCGGAGCAGATTGAGGCTCAACTGAAGCAGATTGCCCGCGATGTAGAGAAGAGCTTCATCACGGGCACGTACGCGAATCCGACGACGAACGCTACGCCGAGGAAGACAAGAGGTCTCCTTGAGGCGATCACGACGAACGTTGCGACCACCACGCACAAGGCATCTGAACTTACAGAGGATGATGTGCTTGACCTAATGCAGAAGGTGTGGCAGAACGGAGGGATTCGTGAGGGCGAGACGGCAACGATCATCGTCAATGCCGAGCTAAAGCGAGCCCTCACGCGTGTGTTCATCAAGCCAGGCTTCGAGCAGGGAGACCGCAACGTCGGCGGCGTCGCCCTCAAGACGCTGGAGACGGACTTCGGCACCCTCAACGTGATGCTGAACCGCTACATGCCCGCGACGAAGCTCGTGGTCGCGTCCCTGGACGAGCTGGCTCCCGCGTTCCTCGAGGTGCCGAAGAAGGGGCATTTCTTCGCCGAGCCGCTGGCTAAGGTCGGTGCGTCTGAGCGCGCGCAGGTCTACGGCGAGATCGGCCTCAAGTACGGCAACGAGAAGGCCCACGGCGTCCTGACCGTGGCGGAGGGGTGATTCGCAGTGGCGAAGAAGAAGATCGAAATGGTGACGCTGCGCTGCGACGCAATCCCGACCCTGCTCATCACCACACCGCACGTGCAGTTCGAGGACGGCCTGGCAACCGTCACGGCCGCTGACGCTGACATCATCCTCGACGTCCTCGGCGACGACTTCGGCATCACCGGCCCGTCCGACGCCGCGCAGCCCGAGACTGACCCGGAGACCGAAGGATCCGCCTCCACCTCAACGCAGGCGGATCCCACCGACTAGCAGCTAGGAGGCCCCACATGGCACCGCCCGAACCGCTAGAAGTCACGATCGCAGCCTTCCGAGAGCGATACGGTCCAACCGAGGAAAGCACAGTCGGCCAGCAGACCGTCGAGGCCGCGCTCGCACGAGCGTCGCGCATCGTCCGCGACGAACTCGCAGCCGACAAGATCGACCTCGCCGCCGCGCTCGCGGACGGCACGATCCGGCGCGACTCGTATGAGGATGTCGTCTGCGACATGGTGCGGTACTCGATCCGGCAGCAGGCGGACGGCTTCGCGTACGGTGCGACGCAGTCCACGGTGACGGGCGGACCCTATTCGCAGTCCTCGACGTTCTCCACTCCGGTGGGGTCGATGAGCTTCACGCGGGTCCACCGTCGCCGGCTCGGTGTCCGTCGAGGCCGTTTCGTGGCCGTTCGCACTATCGGGCGGTCCTCATGATCCGGGGCGTGCAGGTGACCGTGAGCGCGCCACAGGATGACGGGCAGGACGAGCTGGGGAACCAGCATCGCACCTGGGGACCTCCCATGCCCGTGGGCAACGTACTGGTCTCCCCGGCCTCATCGCAGGACCTGGCTGCGTCTCGCCCAGACGGGGACGCTACTGTCATGGTCTTCCATTTCCCGAAGACCTACACCGGCAGCCTACGGGGGTGTCGCATCCAGTGGAACGGCGCTGACTATGAGGTGATGGGGACCCCGCAGGCCTACATGAACCATGCGACCCCCACCCTGTGGGACAGGCCAGTCCAAGCTCGGCTCGTGGAGGGGTGAGGCATGAAGCTCGAGATCAACAACGAAGCGCTTCGCGATCTTGCGACACCTCTGGTCGAGGCATCCGCCAAGCGGATCACCGAAGCAGCGGGCGCCGGATTCGGAGCGTCGGTGCAGCAAGGCAAGACCAGGCCGCATGGCGTGGTCAAGGCCGTCACGGCGAAAGGCTGGATCCGCAACGCCCGATCGAACGTCCTACTCAAGGCAATGGGGGCAGGTCGAATATGACGTCAACCGGGAAACTCATCGCCTACTTGACGTCGGCTGGCCTGCGGGTGCCTATCTCTGGCCAGGTCCCCGCACAGCGTCCACCCCGGTTCATCACCGTCGAGCGCGTCGGAGGTGAGCGCACACACCTGTGGGACCACCCGCTGCTCGCGGTACAGGTGTGGGCACAAACCCAGGCTGATGCTGTGGCGCTCGCGGACCGCGTGGCGGCTCTGCTCATGGATTGGCAGATGCAGCCCTACGTCGCGTCCGCTGACGTGCAGTCGGTGTACGCCTTCCCTGACCCGGATTCACGGGTCGCACGTTTTCAGATCACGGTGAGCGCCACCCTGGCGCTTGCCTAACCCAACTCTTGACAGGAGAGTCATATGGCAGAGCATAATTCTGCGCTTGTTACTGCGGCGAAGCCGCAGAAGGGCGGCGCGTTTTTCGCCGCTCAGCTGGGCACGGAGCTCCCCGCTGATGCGACGGCGGCGCTCAATACGGCGTTCGTGAAGCTGGGGTACCTCTCGGAGGAGGGTTTCGAGAATCCGATCGATTCCGAGTCCAGCGACATGAAGGCGTTTGGCGGCGACGTCGTCCTCACCCAGCAGACGGGCTACAAGGAGACGTTCAAGACCAAGCTCCTGCAGGCCCTCGACCCTGACGTCCTGCGCGAGGTGTTCGGGCAGGAAAACGTCGAGCAGCAGGGCGGCGCGGGTAAGCCGATCAGCGTTCGCCACAACTCCAAGATCCTGCCCCGCCGCGTGTTCGTTTTCGAAGTGCTGCTCACGGGTGGCCTCATCAAGCGAATCGTGATCCCCGAAGGCCAGATCACCGAGCGAGGGTCCACCGTATACAAGGACGGCGAAGCCGTGGGCTACGAGGTGACGATCGCCGCGTACCCGTCCGCGAAGCTCGAGGGCGACTGCGCCCGCGAGTACATCGCGAAGGCCGCGGGCTGATCGACCCGAAATCGTGGAAGAGGGGCGGAGCCTGCCTGACCACCATCCCCGGGGCGCAGGCAGGGTCGCGCCCCGCCCCTCTTCCATACCAACACTCACAGACTTAGAAAGGTATGCGCGATGACTTTTGTCACCCCAATGGTGCCCGACAACCCAGACGTCCCCACGACCGTTCACCCGGCGCATGGCTCGATGGATGCCGTGCACGCTCGTGCCGCTGAGGCGCCCACCCAGCCCGAGCCGGCACCGACGCCTGTTCCTGCTCTGCGCACGATCACCGTCGCAGGCGTGCAGCTCGAAGTTGACCCGACAGTGTTCGACGACTTCGAGCTGCTCGAGTCGCTCGCTGAGATCCAGCACGGCGACATCCTCGCTCTGCCGCCCGTGTTCCGCGCGGTCGCGGGCGATCAGGCGCAGGAGCTGCTTGACGCCGTCAGGGATGACCGAGGCCGTGTCACGGCCACGGCCGCGACTGAGATGCTCGTGCAGATCATGAGCGAGCTGGCCCCAAAAGCCTGACCCTCGTCGCGCTCCTGGTGCACGCGCCCGATGAGCTGGAGGCGGACTTCCTCCGCTTTTTCGGGCGCGGCGTGCGCCAGATGCCGGCGCGCCAGGCCGCGCGTCTCGCGTCCGTCGTCATCAGGCAGACGGAATCCTGGACGCTGCGGGCGATCGACCAGGAGTGGCAGTGGAGGTCTCTCGACACGCACCTCGCTGCGATCCAGGCGGACTCACTGCGCTGGCTCCAATGGTCGAAAACGCAGGACGCACAGAAGGGCCGGGGCGCGCCTCCGCCGATCCCACGTCCGGGAACGCGAGTCGAGATCGATCACATGCCCGACACGGACTGGATAGACATGCAGCTCGCAGCTGTGAGAACACCGGCTGACAACTAGATAGAGGAGGGCGCGCATGGCAGAAGGCACGTCACTCGGCACAGCATGGATCGACATCGTCCCAAGCTTCAAGGGGCTGAAGAGCAAGATCCTCGAAGAGCTCGGGGCCGTTGAGGGTTCGTCCGCGCTCACAAGCGCGACAGAGTCGTGGGGATCACGCATCGGATCCGCGCTCTCCACCCACATCGGTGGGGCACTCGCATCGATAGGCAAGATCGGCCTGGGCGGCGTCGCGGCAGCGGTCGGCGGGGTCACCGCAGCCCTGACGGCGCAGATACCCGCCGCAATCGCAGCGTCAGACGCCACCGACAAGTTCCGGTCGACCCTCGAGTTCGCCGGCGTCGACCCGTCCCGGATCAAGCAGCTGACCGCAGCAGCACAAACCTACGCCGACCAGACCGTTTATGATCTGTCCGACATTCAGTCGGTGACGGCGCAGCTCGCCGCGAACGGCGTCAAAGACTTCGACAAGATGGCCGAAGCGGCCGGAAACGTCAACGCAATCGCGGGCGGTACCAAGGAAACGTTCAAGCAGGTCGCGCTCGCCCTCGTCCAGATCAACGGCGCGGGCAAGCTCACGACGCAGGACTGGAACCAGATAGCTGCGGCAATACCCGGCGCCTCGGGCAAGATCCAGGAGGCGCTCAAGAAAAACTCGGCCTTCACCGGGAACTTCAGGGACGCGATGAGCCAAGGCCAAATCACGGCCGAGGAGTTCAACCAGGCCCTCATGGACCTGGGTTTCACCGATGTCGCCGAGCAAGCCGCCAAGTCCGCTTCAACGTTCGAGGGCGCATGGGGCAACCTCGAAGCCGCCGTTGAAAAGGGCCTCGTCGCTTCCCTCGACAAGGTCAAGGAACCGCTCACCGACATCGTCAACGCAGTCGGCGAACAGCTCGGCCCCGCCTTCGACAACGCGGGCAAGTACATCGACATCCTCGCCGGAAAACTCCATCCATTCGCCGACGCCATGAAGGACGGAAAGCTCACCCTCGAGGACATCGCCAAAGCCCTCGGACAAGCCACCGGAGGCTTCGCCGCGCTCGCAGGCGCGGGCACGCTACTCGCTGATCCGTCACTGATCATCGGAGCGTTCGACGCACTCCCCTCGCCGTCTGCGCTCGCGGATAAGTTTTCGGGGCTTGGCGGCGCGGTCAAGGACGGCGTCGGTAAGGTTTTCGCGCCGGCTGTTGAGTCGGCCGGTCAGCACGCGAAGAGCCTCGGCAGCGCCTTGAAGTCTGGTGCGGGTGAGGCGGCGTCGAATGCGTCTGCGGCGATTGGTGAGAAGCTCTCGGGCTTCGGCCGCGTGATCCGTGAGGCTGGGGACAAGCACATCGGGCCATCGTTCGGGGCGCTCAGCGGCAAGCTCTCAGGTGTCGGCGGCGTCCTCAAGGAGGGCGCAGGCAAGGCACTTGGCCCGGCGATGCAGGCAATGCGCGGCATCGGCCCGAAGATGGGGCAAGCGCTGGCGGGCGCTGCTGGTCCGCTTGCTTCGGCGGCTGAGGGGCTGATCGAGCAGGTCGGGATGTTCCTGAATCCGGCGCGTTTCGGCAAGCTGCTGGCCTTCGGTGGCCTCATCACGGCGGCGGTCGCCGGCATCGGCGCTCTGGTGCAGGCATCTGGTGGTGAGCTGACGACGCAGATTCAGACGATGATCTCGGACATGATTCTCAACGTCTCGAAGTACGGGTCGGAGCTGGTCTCGAACGCTCCGCAGCTGATCGCGTCGGGCGCTGAGGCTGTCAAGACGCTGGTCATGGGAATCACGACCGCGCTGCCGGTCCTGCTGAACATGGCGGGCCAGATCATCGAGTCATTCGTCGGCTCGTTTGCTGATTGGCTTCCGCAGTTGATCCCAGCTGCAGCGCAGATGATCGTGGCCTTGGTCCGGGGCCTGGTTGCCATGCTTCCACAGCTGGTAAGCGCCGGCGTCGACCTGATCAACGGTCTGACGGCCGGTCTGACGGCAGCGATCCCGGTGCTTCTTGAAGCGCTGCCGGGAATCATCTCGTCGCTCTTGGATGCTCTCGCAACTGCGGTCCCGCAGCTGATTCAGGCGGGCGCGGGGCTGCTGACGGGCCTGATCAATGGTCTGGTGCAGGCGATCCCGACGCTGGCGGCGGCGCTCCCCCAGATCGTGACCACGATCGTGATGACCATCGTGCAGGCGCTGCCGCAGCTCATTCAGGCGGGCGTGCAGGTGCTTCAGGCGCTGATCAGTGGTCTGCAGACAGCCCTTCCGGCCCTGATCGAGATGCTGCCGCAGATCCTCACGACAGTCGTGACGACGATCGTGGAGAATCTGCCGCTGATCATCGAGGCGGGCGTTACGCTGCTGACGACGCTGATCAACGGCATACTCGAAGCGATTCCGCAGCTCATCGACATGCTGCCGCAGATCATCAATACAATCGTCACGACGCTGATCACGAATCTGCCGCTGATTATCAGCGCGGGCGTGCAGCTCTTGATCGGTGTCATCAGCGGCATCGTGCAGGCGATCCCGCAGCTGATCGCGATGCTGCCGCAGATCATCACGACGATCATCACGGTCCTAGTGCAGAATATCCCGCTGATCCTCAACGTCGGCGTGCAGATCCTGACGGGTCTGATCGACGGCATCGTGCAGTCCCTGCCGGCACTCAAGAGCATCATCTGGGACGTCCCACAACAGATCATGAGCGTCCTGTCCAGTGTGCCCTCAATGATGGTCTCGTCAGGCAAGAAGATCATTCAGGGCCTGATCGACGGCATTAAGTCGATGGCGGGCGCGGCGGTAAGCGCGGTCTCGGACGTGCTCAGTGGCGTCCGGAAGTACTTGCCGTTTTCACCGGCGAAGAAGGGGCCGTTCTCTGGGAAGGGGTGGACGCTCTACTCTGGCCAGTCGATCGTTGAGGCGCTCGCGCAGGGCGCGATGGATCGGGCGCCGATGTTTGAGGCGGCGATCAGGGACACGATCGCGGCCGGGCAGGCCCAGCTCGCCAGCCTGGAGTCTGGCGCGTTGAGTGTGACGGCTGGATTGGGGGGCGTCGCGACTGGCTCGCGGCAGGAGTCGGGACCGTCGTACGTGGTCGTGCGTGACAGTGACGACGCGCTGGTAGGGCGTATGCGCGTCGAGGCGTCGGGGGTCGTCTCGTCGAGCCTGGCTCCGGTGTCGCGCGGAGCGATGCGTAGCCTCATCGGATTCTGAAAGGAGATCACATCACATGGCGATTCAATGGTCGGCGTCCTCGGGCTACATGTCGGTTGGCATCGAGATGTGGTGGACGGGTGATCCCGCGTCGGGGAGCGTGCAGGTCCATGCCCAGTTTTGGCTGCGCTCGGACGGGTATGGGCATCAGTACACGGCTCCCACCCAGTGGTGGGGAGCACTCGGCTCCGGGTCGGAGACGGTGTCGTTCTCCTCGCCGCGCGGTGGCACCGTGTACAAGGACATGGGTACGTCGCACTGGACGGAGACCCTGTACCCCAATCAGGAGCGGTCCATCTACGCTGGGTACTCTCTCGGTCCCATCTGGAACGGCGGGCACCCGTCTGTCCAGGCGTGGCTCACGCTCCCGGCCCGCCCTGCGAAGCCGCCGTCAGCTCCCGCGTACTGCAAGGCGGTCCTGCAGCCGGATGGGAAGTCTGTGTCGGTGACGTGGCACGCGGCGACGCCAGCGGATTCGTCCTCTCCGATCCGCTCGTACGTGATTGAACGATGGGACGCGTACGCCGACAACCAGTCCGGGCCGTGGCTTCCACGCGAGTGGCATGTCGTCACCTGGGTGAACGTTGAGGGCAGCACCGCCGCGACGTTCAACGTGATCGACGATCGCGCGGTGTACCCGAACGACAGGTTCTGGTACAGGGTCTACGCCTCGCCGGTCATCCCGACGCGCGTGAGGGACGTGTCGGACTTCGTGCCGGGGCCGGCGTCCCCGCTCTCGGCGGGTGTCTCCACACGTCCGGATCCAGTCAAGGAGCTGACGGCGTCCAAGACCAAGGACGGAAAGATCAACGTCTCGTGGAAAACGACCTTCCCGTACCCGCGAGACGCAACTGTTGAGATCTACGACGGTGACGACAAGGTCGGGACCGTGCGCGCCGACGCTGACGGGTGGGTGCATGCTGGCGCTGACCTCCAGGTGCCGCACACGTACTACGCGTATGTCAAGACGGACGCTCTCGAGTCAAACCGGTCGGCGCCGTCGAACACTATCCAGGTGCTCCAAAAGCCCGGCATCCCGGGGGTTCGCAAGCCCGGTGCCTACGCGCCCGTCGGGCAAGTCCTGTTCGCGTGGTCTCACACGTCGATTGACGAGACCTGGCAGGAGGCGGCGGAGATCCGCTACGCGCGGGTCACCAGCGAGGTCGGCAACACTCCATCGTGGACGACGGTGAGTATCGCCGGCGCCGTCCAGGAGAAGACTGTGGACCTCCCCGCTGGGGTCTACACCTACCAGATCCGAACGAGGGGCCAGTTCCGGGAGTACTCGGACTGGTCGCCAGCCAGGCGAACTACGGTCACGTATGCGCCTGTGGTCGCGCTCGCACCCAACGCGCTGACTCTGGACAAGTCAGTGTTTGAAGGCGCGATTTCGGTATCGCACGTGAGGGGGTCCTCGACGACGATCAGCACTGTCGTTGCAGAGCTCCTCAGCGCCGACCTGCAGGTCATCGAGCAGATCTCCGGGGACACGAGTGTCATCAACGTCTCCCCATCGTTCTCCCACGCGGCCCTGGTATTCAAGGCTCGCCTCGAGAACAAGGCCTCGTACGTTGTGCGCATCGCCCTCACGGACGGGTTCGGGCTCACGACCAGCGTGGAGCGCCGGTACAACGTTGAGTACCCGACGCCGCCGCAGCCGATCGTCACGGCCGAATGGGAGGAGTCAGAGGGAGACATGCTCGTCTCCATCGCCTCTCCTGCGATCCCCGCTGGGGCGAAGACCCCGGCCGCCGTCGAGACGCGCCTCGAGCGATCCATCGACGGTGGATCCACGTGGACACTCGTTGCTGATCGCCTGCCGCCGTCCACGATGTACCGAGACAGGGAGTGTCTAACGAACGGAGTCACCAAGTACAGGGTGACTGCGACTAGCGCCATGCCGTCATCGTCGGTGACGATCGTTGATGCGCTCGCGGACTCGCAGGCGGTGTGGCTGAGTGCGGGGCAGGGGTTCTCGCGCGTGGCCCGCCTCGCGTGGGATCCCGCGACCGGAGTGTCTATGGGGTTGGTGAACCGGGAGGTCAAGCACTTCGCGGGTAGGGATCTTGGCGTGGAGATGTCGGGCACGCAGCGTCAGCGTGTGGTGACTGTCTCAGCAACGCTGGTGGATGCCTCGGAGAGGGAACGTCGGGCGGTGGAGGATCTGGCGTTCATGCCTGCTCCGTTCATGTACAGGGATCCTCTAGGGAGGGTGTTCTACGGGTCGCTCTCGGATGTGCAGCTTGATCGAGAGGTCGGGGGCATCTGGAGGGTGTCAGCAAAGCTAACGGAGGTGGGAATGTGAGCGGCCTGACGGGTGACAGGCAGGCAGAGTTTCGGGTGATGCTGACCAGTCTTCGGGGCGAGGATCTTGGCGTGCTTGACGGCGTCGAGTCCGGGTCGGTGACGCTGTCGGCTACCAGTCGTCTGCGGGCGTCAGGGTCTCTTCGCGTCGTGGATATGGGGCAGGAGATCGATTGGTTCAACATGCATGCTCGTGTCGATTACGTCCCGGAGGGGATGGAGGGCTGGCCGGTGGGGACGTTCATCATGAGTGCCCCGAGCAGGGCAGTCGACGAGCATCGAGTGGTCAGCGGCATCGAGCTGCAGGGGTTGCTGGCTTACGCGGATCGGGCTGTCCTCAAGCAGGTCACGCATCATGCCGGGGGAGGTGCCCAGTCCCTTCTTGGTCCCCTGTTCAGGTCGTTCCAGCGTGTGCCGGCCGCGATCGAGCTTCCCAATTTCGTGCTCAAGGAGAGCGTGTACGACGTGGGCACATCGGTGCTGACCGTCATCAACGACGTGCTGAACGCGGGTGGATACTCGGCGCTCTCCACTGACGGGCGCGGAACCATACTCGTCAACAAGTACATCCGGCCATCCAGGCGTCCCGTCAGCTACAGGTTCGTTGAGGGGAGCGAGGCGATTCACTCGGCGTCGTGGACGATCGACAGAGACATCTTCGCGGTGCCGAACGTCGTGATCTGCGTCGGGGCGGGAGGGACGGGCAGTCGGCAGATGGTTGGCGAGACGCCGCCGCCCCTGGTCGGCAGAGCCGAGAACCGCGATCCAAAGGACCCGTTCTCGATACCGAACCGAGGGGAGGTGGCGCACGTGGAAACTGGCGTTCAGGCGGCGTCGCAGGAGATCATCGATGAGATCGCGCGCCGGATCCTCGCGGAACGATCAGCGCCCGCTGCGTCCCTGGTCATCGAGCACATGCCAGTCCCGATCTCGCCCGGAGACGTCGTCGAGTTTGTCTCGCAGGGCACGCGCATGCGCTGCGTCGTTCAGCAGATGGAGTACAAGTTCTCCCCAACCGCCCTGGTGAGAACCACGATGAAGGAGGTCCGAGAATGAGCGACGGCATTGAGTACCTCACGCAGGTCGTGGCAGACCTACGAGCCAGTCTGGACGCGCAGCCCACCTACAGGTGGGGCACCGTGAGAACGACACAAGTGGCGAATAAGGATGGCTTTGTCCCACGCTTCGAAGCGCGCCTTGACGGCATGGGCGACACTCCCTACTACGTGGACGACAGCCTACTCACAACGAAAGTCGCGCCAGGAGATCGGGTGCTCGTCCAGATCCATCACGGCACAATGGTTGCTCTTGCTCACACTCGCTCCACCATGGACGCCTACGTCGAGCCCGGCGGAGCCGCCGCCGGACGCCAGGGGCCGCAGGGACCCCGCGGCGAACCCGGCCCACAGGGGCCGCAGGGCGACCCCGGCAAACAGGGGCCACCAGGACCAAAGGGAGACCAGGGTGAAGCGGGCCCTCGCGGGGAGAAGGGGGACCCCGGTGAAGCGATCACCGTTGTCACTCCTGCCGGCGTTATCGCGGCCTACGCGGGCAAGACCGCCCCGTCAGGATGGCTCATGTGCGACGGGAAACAGTACGACCGCAAGACCTACCCGGCGCTCGCGGCCGTGTTCGGGGCCTCCTTCACGTTCAGCGTGCCGGATCTGCGTGGACGCTTCGTCCTCGGGGCAGACCAGACGAGAGGTCTAGCGTCAACGGGAGGCGAGGCGTCGCACGCGATCACCACCGAGGAGATGCCGGCGCACAGACACAACGTTGTCGGGCACGGCGACACATGGCCAGAAGGGGTCGGCGTCTACTACTCCAACGTCGGCAGCGGAAACGGGTGGAGGATTCCTGCTGGCTGGGACTCTTCGGCGATTAGCTGGCTGGAGACCGATGTTGTCGGAGGATCCAAGCCGCTCTCGCTGATGCCGCCGTACGCGGCGCTCAACTACATCATCAAGACCTGACGGGCCTTCAGACCCGCCAAGCCCCGACCACCTGCCTGGTGGTCGGGGCTTCACTATGCCCAACCCAATTCACTAACAGAAGGGAGGTCCTGATGGACCTGACAGAAGAGCAGCTGGTAGCTGCGATGCCTCCGGCGACTCACACTCCCGATGATGTCGTGGAGCCGATCGTCTTCCCCTACGGGGAGGTGAAGAACGCATGAGCGTCAGCGCATCGCAGACCGTCGCGTGGGCGGCCGGAGAAATCGGCTATAACCGCTGGGATGACCCGGCGGAAGGCACGAAGTACGGTCGCTGGTATGCCCAGCGCCACGGCTCCTACTACGGCGCCTCCGGCGTGCCCTACTGTGCGATGTTCGCCTCATGGTGCACGACAGGCGCCGACGGCAAGTCCGTCCTTCCGGGCGGCGACTTCGCCTACGTCCCCTACGGGATCAACGCGGCCCGCGCCGCAGGCCGTCTGGTCGGCTCCGGCTCAGCCCGGCCGGGCGACCTGATCTGCTTCGACTGGGACGGCGACGGAGTTGCCGACCACGTGGGCCTCGTCGAAGCCAACTACGGCAGCTGGGTGCAGACCATCGAGGGCAATACGTCCCCGGGGTCGGGCGGCTCGCAGTCGAACGGGGGCGGTGTCTACCGTCGCAGCCGCGACTGGGACGACGTGTGCGCGGTCATCCGACCGTTCTACTCCGACGCGGCGGCAGACTCCGGCGGCGGGTATACGGACATCACCGGCATTCAGCGCGCCGTCGGCGCGGACACGGACAACGTCCTCGGCCCCGACACCACGCGCCGCGTGTACGCCGTCATCGCAGCATCCAACTGGGGAGACAGGCAGTTCCCATTCGGCGTCCCCTACACGCAGGGCGTCGTGCGGACGCCCGCGGACGGCATCTGGGGCGACGCATCAGACGCTGCACACGACGCGGTCATCGGGCAGCTCCAGGCCGCCGTCGGCGTCACGGTCGACGAGTACTACGGCCCCATCACCAACGCAGCCATCAACGCCGCGCTCGCGGGCGCGGAGAAACCGTGAGGAGACATTCATGAGTCAAAGCGATATTCTGCTGGGTCTGCAGCAGGACCCTTTCGTGACGACCGTTGTGGTCGGCCTTCTGTGGCCGGTGATTCAGGCGGCGTTGGATCGTCCCTGGTGGACGAAGCGGCGCCGTGTCGTCCTCCTGGTGGCCGTTGCGGCCGTCGTCACCACTGCGGTGTGGGTGTCCGGGTCATACCCGGCGACGTGGCGGCTGTTCGCGTCGCAAATGACGGTATTCCTGGGGGTTGCCTGGGCGGTCTACCAGGTGCTCGCCAGAATCCGAATCGGCGGGGTGAGTCTTCTCGAGTGGGTGGGCGTCGTGACTCCTGGCGGTCAGACCCGCGCCGACATCGAGGGTGAGACCGAGGGGCGCGGTCAGGAGAGCGGCGGTGCCGTGGGTCCAACTCGATAACGTCGTCGTCGGAGCGCTGATCGGACTGGTGGGGATCGTCTGCGGAAACCTCATCAGCGGGTGGTCGCAGCGCCGAGTCGAGCACGAACACTCCCGTCTCGCGGAGCTCACACTGGCGTTCGACGCGATGAAAACGGAACTCGAGCGACTGACCCTCAAGGTCGATCGCCTCGAGAAGGACCTGGAGGCGGCAACACTCGACCTCGACCAGACGCGGGCTCGCTACCGAGCGGCGCTCGGCTGGGGCCATAAGCTCCAGCGCATCATCGAGGATCTTCTTTTGACGCTCCCGAAAGGGGCAACGCGTCCGCTCATCCCGGACCCTCCAAACGAGATCATGTCCGACATCTGAGGAGGATACCAACGCGGCCCCGGCCACTGGAAGACATCTTCCGGTGGCCGGGGCCGTTTTGTTGTACCCACCGCGTACCCTGCCGAGGCAGACATCGCAGCTATTGCAACGATAAGTGAGAATCTGTGGAGATGGGGGGAATCGAACCCCCGTCCAATAGCCGACCCCGAATTCTTCTCCGAGCGCAGTCTACGAGTGTATTTCTCGGCCCCCGGCATCCGCGTAGACTCACCGCCGGATGGGCTCAGTTGATTGAGTGTCGGAGCCGCCCCACCAACATGGGCGGCACCCAGTGGCTCCCTAGACGACGCCAGACACCGGGCCGGAAGCAGCTCCCGGGCTGACGGACTAAAGGTTCAGGCTGCGATATCAGGCAGCGAGAACGTAGTCGGTGCGATTCTGTTCGGCACCTATTGGTTTGCACGCATCGTTAACGAGTTGAGCGCACATCCTCGGCTCGCTTCACTTCGATCGACGACCACTGTCGAAACCGATCATCCCCTCTTGAGTTTTCAACTCACCGACGCTCAGCCATTCCGCAGACCGTCGGACACATCAGTATATGGCACCCCTCCCCCGCCGTCAAGGGCGACAAGCAGGGACGCGCCCGCTCTCCCGCCAGTGGCGCGGGGAGGAGGGACACAGCTGTCGCTGGCCGGATCCCTCGCCGGAGAATTCGCGGCCCGAGGACGGGTCGGTCC